CCACATAACCAGCTTCTGTAATTCCAGTTGCATCGCATATGGCAAACGGAATTTGCAAATAATCGGCAAGTTTTTTTGCAAGAAATGTTTTCCCACAACCAGTAGGACCAAGCAAAAGAACGTTAGTCTTTTCTAATTCAATATCAGACCTATGATGCGTAATTCGCTTGAAATGTTGACATACTGCAACACTTAAACTTATCTTTGCTTCATCTTGGCCAATAATATACTCGTCTAGATAGTCTTTAATCTTTACAGGATTATATACTGTTTTATAATCATCTAACGGAAATTTTTTAATTTTTTCATCTTTGAGTATATCGACACAAAGATCAACACAATCATTACAGATTGCGCTGTTTTCACTCACAATGAGTTTTTCTACGTCCTGCTTGCTTTTTCCACAGAAATCGCAATGGTGTTCATTGTTTTTGTTGACTGTCACTTAACACTCTTTCTAAAAAGTCCTTGACACTTTCGACTCTGTTTACATTAATGTGATCCAGTACGGCTTGTTTATTTTTATCAGTTAGTGAATAATAAGTAGATGTTTTGCTTAATATATAACTGGCTAAAAGTTCCACCATACCGTGTGTGTTATCAAGGTTAATATACTTATGTTTTGAAGAGGCCAAGGCATGCAAAAACCATACAGGGTATGGTTCATTTTGTGAGAAATAAATGTTAACGTCTAGATCTAAAGTAGACTCTCCAAGCCATTTAGTCGCTTCGTCTTGCTCTTCTTCTGTGAGATTTATAAGAAAGATTCCAGTACTGTCATTTTCGAAGATATCAGGTGGCGTTATTAGGGTTATTGTTAAACTCATTTTTTAATTTTTCTTCTGCTTTTTGTCTATATTCTTGTTCAGAAATTACTTTATTCCAAACACCGCTTTGGTCTTGTTCTTCGTTTTGAACGTAACTAGTATTCATTAACTTGTCAAATTCTTCTTTTGTATAGATATCGCCGTTGCCTATACGAATAGTGCTACCGTCTGCACTATATCCATATTTTTTTACTTTATCTTCTAATGTTTCTTTAACAGGATCAGCAACATCGATTCCTACAGATTTTAGTTCTTCTTTAGAAGGCATTTCTGCTCTGTAAGCCAGCGGTTTCATATCAGTAAAATGTATAAACGGTTTATTTAGATATGGGTGGGATTCTGCTATAGGTCTTTCTGATTGCGGTGTAATTTCTTTAACTGTAGAGGTAACAGTTGTAACGTTATTTGTTTCGGGCTGATGAAGTTCAATCTCTTGTTTTTCTTCTTCTGTAGGTTTCTCTCCTACATCCGCAACATAAGGATCAGGGGTTTCTTTGTCTAACTGGCGAGCTCTCTCTCTTCCGGCGGTAAACCAATCTTTAACATCTTGTTCTTCTTGTTGTTCTCGAAATCTTTGGAAACTGTATTGACTTGCTAGTAACAAGATAACTGCAAGGGGATCTAGCACAACAACGATTAGTATGGTTACCCATATAACGGCTTTTTCTAGAAGATTAGCATCTGGGTTCTCACCATAGATCAAGTGTGCTATATATTTTATCGGACCAACTTCTGCTTCTACCTTTCGGACTTCAGCCGCAATAGGCGCCCGTTCTTCAGTAAGGTTACTAATTGTTTTCTGTTCGGCTTGGATTTCTGCTTGTAAACGAGCACGTTCTTTGAGTTGGGCCCGACGTATTTGTACAGCTTTGTCGGCACCCTTTTCATCGTTACTGCGACCCATGACTTGATCCACAGCTTCATCCATCTGTTTGAGTGCTTTACGATTAGCATCTATATTATCCTTCGAAGTTTTAATCTTTTCATCATATACAGCAATTTTACTTTGAACATCGCCCGACACTAGACTTTGATCAGAGTGTGCTTTACTCAAAAATCCAAACACACCTAAACTGGTAATTAGCATTAGTACAACAATAGCAGGCAATACATAGGCCTTGACAAAGAACGGACTCCAACTCCAATTTTGTTTAAGCCAGATAGTGGCACTAATTTTACCTAGTCCAAGTACAACTCCCATTATTACAACAGGTATCACAGCCGCTGGATAGATAGCAATTAACCCCATAATAGAGTAATACTCTGCTACTCCGGAAATTAATAGTCCGCTTAATAGTACCAGATATGCAAATAGTTTGTCATTAAATGTAGGGTTCATAGATAATATTTATCGGCGCATACGGCTGATGTCTACAGCCTCTTCGTCACTAAAAACTGGAACGGCATTGCTCTTATGCATTGTAGCAATACCTTTTACTTTAGTACCTGTGTAGACTTTGGCAGGTGCTAGAGTTGCATTACCAGTGAAGTCACCTCGACTCTTGATATGAGAAGTGCTACGACCTGCAGGAACTGAAAGTTTATAAGAAAGTGGTTCTGCTGTAAGAGCACGTCTGCGTTTCTTATCTTCCTCTTCTACTGCCCACTTCTTTTGAAGTTCTTTCCAAGACTCGTCTAGTTCACGACTCTTACGTGCTTCTTCGGCATTGCGGAACTTAACCTTACCTTTTTTCTTGCCTGTGGTGCTGAGCCAAGGGCCTTCGAGATGCATAGTCATTAGTGCAATCCTTTTTCTTCTGTGTAAAACATCCAACGGTGTTCGTCGTAATTCCAATGACGATTGTCATAGAATGTAAAATGTATTTCGTATCCAAACAATCCTAGTTCTAAATTACAACCTGCATGATCTTGTTGAGTTGTAATTTCAAACTCTAGACGAGCTAGATTATCGTTTTTAATAACTTGTACTTCCCAGTACTTGTGTTCAAATGGAGTTTTACCTGCCCACCATTTAATGGCTTTAAAACGATTGACCCATCTAGGATTACGAATGTTCAGGTTGAAGTAGATCATGTGTTAATACAGTGGCAGGAATTGTAATAATAGAGTTTAATGTTTTTTGATCACTTTTGGACAATCCAGTGAAGCGCAAAATATTACCGTTAGGATCAATTTTAAAAGATCCTGCTACTACCCAAATTTGTAGACCGGAAGCATCGATCCCTGCTAACTTTCGTACTACACCATTTACTAATCCAGTAGCAGTATCTTTGCCACGTTTCCACTGATAGGTTCCACTTTTACCTTGCCAAATAAATGGGTTACCACTGTTAGTTTGACAAAAAGATTCTAGGTTATTGAGGGTGTTTTGTGCTGACATAGCTAATCTCCTTTGTATTATAATACAATAAATTGGAGGCTATGTCAACTGTTGATTTTACCAATTAAGTTGGTGCTTCGCCCGCATTCGGTGTATCTACAGTTACTGCCATTAAAGGTTGTAGCTTTTCAGCTGTGTTTAATAAATTTGGGTTTATTGTTTTCTTATAAAGAGCAATTGCCTCTTCATCTTGAATGCCGTTAAGAGTATTTGTTACGCTGGCAATTCCGTCCAATGCTGAATCTTGTTGCAACATTCGTGCTACGTTTTCTTTATTTCTGTCAACTTCATCCTGTAGTGCAATTGCCGCTTCTTCGACTTCGGCAACTGCCTGCTGGTGTTCTTGTAAATTAGTTTTTCCTGTGTCGACATTGATAGTTGGGTCCGACAAATCTTTTTCTCTTGCTAATCTTTCGATGGATAATTTGCTACTTAAATCATTTATCAAGTTGTCTTTAACCAGTGTACCTGTAAGGTCGGTAAGAGTAGGAGCTTCTGTAATGCCTGCATATTTTGATAAGAAGTCACGGCCAGCATTATTAGTTGCACTTATTGCATCAGTTAATGTAAAACTGCTAGGTTCCCAAACTCCATTGACGTAGGTGCCGCCTAGCGACAAATTGTCACTCCAACTTTTAGCAGAGTCGATTGCATTTTTTACAGTTGTTCCTAACGTTGTAGAAGCTGATGTTAACCAACTTGAAACACTTGGATCAGTTGTTTCATAAGTTTGTGCCAATGACGTTAAACTCGATGAATCACCTAGCACAGCAGTTTTAAATGATGTCAACGAATCTCCGATAGGATTAATAAAATTTTCTTTTATTGATGAAAGGGCATCAGTAAATGTACCACTTCCAGGAATAGACGAAGTAAGATTTCCAAATGTGTCTTTTAATGCACCTAATGGTTCTTTTAGGGCTGGCGGTAAGGAATCAAAAAATTTATTAAAACCTTCAGTGCCGCCTGTTGCAAAATTAAACCCTCCAGTGACTGCTAATGTACCTAATTCTTTAAATGCCGCGGACAACATTTCAGACCCACTAGCCTTACGTACCGCAGGTTGATCGCCAATCTCAACTCCTGGGTCGGGCATAGTTTTATGCTTACCGATCCACTCCTTAATGGCTGCAATTACTACTGGGTATTCTACTGGCATAGGACTCCTTAACTTAATGCAATTCCGGTGGTACCGGCTACATATTGATCAGCGGCATCTTTTTTGCTAGGTACCATGGCAAAAATGTGCTCTCTTTGTAGAGTGATAGAATTTTTATCTCCGAGTAATACCCATGGTACCATACCGAGTCCACCACCTTGCATAGTAAGAGCTAATGGACGATCAATAGTAATACCATGTTGATCGTCTGATTCTAAACGTGCAATGAGTTCATCACCGTTGATTAATTTAATACTTACAACATCACCTGTTGCCATCGGTTTACTTAATAACATATTTTTCCTTTGTATTATTTTCTATTTAAGTGTCCTGCAATTTGCCCCACTTCTCCGCGTCGGCGAGAATTTTCTCTTTCGAGGTATTGAATTCGTTTAGCCATATCAAGTACCTGTCTAGTTAACAGGGTCAATTGTTGTTCTAACTTTTCGACTTCACTTGTCTTCTTTATCGTCATAATCGTCGCCGATAAGTTTTTCTAACAATTTATAATTGTCATAGGCTTTTTTAAGAGCCGCAAATTTTTTAAGTTTCTCTGGATCTGGATCTTGAATAATAGCAAGCCTATCTTCAATAGTCTCAAGCATCTTACCTAGACTACGACCTTTCCATTTGATATCACCGTCAAACTCTGCGTCTGACGTAACTTTAAGTCCAGTTGACCCTGTCAAACCCGTGCTGCCGATTGTTACATATGGATTAGTATTATTAGTGGCCCACGTGTAATTGTTTGCAGTATTGTTAGTATAGAAAGTTCCGTTTGACCCCATGCTAGTACCAATAGTATAATTGCCGGTAGCACCTGCAATGCTGGATAAATCGATAGTTGAGCCTAATGCTAAATCATCAATAGATATCGGAGGGATATCTTTAACATCCCATTCTGATGTATATGTGTTGTTAGCCATTTAAGTGTGCCTTCAGTTCATTAAAACCGCCAATCAATTGTTCGTTAATAAAGATTTGTGGAACTGTTCGAGCGGTAGGAACAGCCTCTAGTAATTCTTCTTTAGTATATCCATCACCAATTTTCTTTTCTTCAAATGGGATACCTTTTTGCTTTAGCAATGCTTTAGCCTGATCACAATAGGGGCAGTGATACTTACTCCATACAATAGCTTTCATAATTTATTTCCTTATAGATCTGGTAATTCTTCGTAGCTCACATTGTCGCTCATTACACCAATAACATAATTGGTGCTTTCACTTTCTTGTAAAGCTGTTTGTTTTTTATTAATATTGATGTGTTTATTAAACCAAGGGATAGGACTAGATCTAGGATGCTCGTCTGCATACTTAATTCCAATATCCTTAAGACGATTAAACGCTGTAAAGTCTACAAAGTCTTTTAAAATTGTAGCATTAAGACCAATCACTGGTCCTAGCTTAAACAAATAATCTGCCCATTCTTTTTCTTCTTGAATAACATCCAAGTACATTTGGTACACTTCAGCTTCACATTCTATTTTTGCTTTAACAAATCGTTCGTCGTCTTTAACTACATTATTAATTAACCAAGCAGTCCATTCTGTATGCAACAATTCATCTTGTAAAATTAAACTAATAATGTTACCGTTACCGATATAGATTTTATTTTCTACCATTGCTAGGCTTGTTGCAAATGATACCATGAAGCGTAAGGCTTCAAGAGCATAGCTAGCGTTCAATGCCAGCCAAATTGCTTTAATGTGTTCGTCTTCTGGAACACCCATTGGTAACAACTGTTGTTGGCAGTTTAATTTATGTAGATTTTCGTAGTGTCTACCAATGTTTGCTGCCATGCCAACAATTTCGGCTGTGTCATGGATTTTGTTAAATTCCTCTTTTGGCACACCGTATACGTTACGAATAATATGACTGTAAGATTTACTATGAATATTAGTTTCAAAGAAACTCCAGTTGCTAACAAGTGCCTCGAGTTCTGGAATTGAAATAACTGGCGAAAATACTTGACTAGGCGCACGACCCTGGATACTATCTAGAGCAGTCTGTCGAAGTAGATTACTGGTAAAGATATGTTTAACTGCATCGCTAGAATCTTTGTGATCCATTTTGTCTTTGGTAAGACTTATTTCTTCCGGCACCCAAAAGAAACCACGTGCTAGTTCTTCGTACTTGGCAATCTTTGGATACTTTACTTCTTCAAATCTCTGTACAGTTACCGGACCTTCTGGATCCAAAAACATTTTACGCTTGAGGTAGTTGGTTTGTTTTGATAGGTTGTATTGTGCTTTGCTCATAATTTACATTTTTCCCAATTTATAATTTTCCATTGATTTTCGAGGTACCTTGCCTTATCGTGTTGATAATCAAGTGCCCAAGCATGTTCCCACCAATCAATTAATAATACTATATTATTTTTTACTTCGTGATTTTTTATAGTTTTAATTTTGCCATCTTTGGCAAGATACACCCAGCCGCTGCCTTGGATGCTCATAGCTATCTTTTCAAACTCTGCTTTAAACTTATCGAAAGATGTATAGTGTTTCTCGATAAATTCTAAAATCTCGCCTGTAGGCTTGTTACTAGATTTAGGACTTTGATACTGTTGAAAAAGAATATTATGTAAGAACACACCAGCTTCATTAAAATCTGGATCACCCTCATTAGCATTATATCTTTTAGCGTAAGTTTTAGCTAACTTTCCGTAATGGTAATTAATGGTGGCCTCTGAGATAGAAGGATCCAGGTCATCTGCATCATAAGGCAAAGGAAGTATTTCTAATTTTTCTTTTTTGCCTTCTAGAATTACTCTTTTAATAAAATTCATTGTCATAGTTTACAGGCCTCACAATCATCGTCTAATGGTTCATATAGTATAGCATTATCGTACGTTGTGATTGCTGTATTGTTTCCGTTAACCTGAACAGTATTAGTTGCAGTAACACTTACCTTTGCACCGACTTTATTAATTAAACTATAGTAGACAGTTTTAAGGCCCCACTTATATGCCAACATTAAATTTTTAGCAACAAGGGTACCCGGTACTTTACCTTCAGCAAAATGTGCAGGATTATAAAATGTGTTAGTTGATAAACTTTGATCGATATAGGCGGCCAATACACAGGCAGTTTTTAGATATTCGACACAGTCCTTTTGATCCCACATTAACTGATAACGATTCTTAAGACGTTTGTACTCTGGCACGACCTGTACAAACGATCCAGCTTTTGATTCCTTTACAGAAATCAATTCCATCGGCAATTCGATTCCGTTGGTGGAGTTTAACACAACTGAGCTAGACTCAACCGGTGCCACGGCCATAAGTGTAGCATTACGAATACCGTATTGTTTTAGATTTGCACGTAGTCCTTCCCAATCTAAATTTCCACTAGGAGTAAAATCTGTTAATTCGTCTACGCCTGCGGCTCGACGTTCCCATGGAAATATACCCTTACCATAGTAAGTATATTGGCTACGTTCACATGCTCCTCTTTCTTTTGCAAGTTCAACACTTGTTTCTGTAAGATAGAATGATTGATGTTCAATCCAGCGTTTAACTTCGGCCAGTGCTTCGGGCTCACCGTACTTAAAACTTTTACGTGCATGCCAGTAGGCTAAATTTGTAATGCCAACACCCAATGGTTCAAAGTCTTGATTAGCCAACTTGCTCTGTATTGATAAGAAGTCTTGATAATTTAAGAGATTTGATAATGATCTTACAAGAACACGACACGCTTTCCGCATTTCTTGTGGGTTGCGGAATGCTCCCCAATTAATAGAACCGAGAGTACATAATGCAATTCTGCCTGTAGGGTCTTCAATGCGCTGGAAAGGCTTTGTTGGAAGAAGGATTTCTTGGCAAAGATTACTTTGATATATAGGGTCAACTGTTGTATCAAACGGTCCCTGATTGATAACATTATCGATGTTAACAAGATATATACGTCCAGTATCAGTTCTTTCTTTAAGGATGCCGTTTTTAAATATTTCAACAGCTGATAAGACCTTCTTTTTAATTGTTGGATGCTTTTCGTAATTTAGATATAACTTTTCAAACTCAGCGCTGTCTCTATAATATGCTTCGTACAGATCTGGAACTTCTGCCGGGTTAAACAATGTAATGTTCTCGCCATTTTTGTAACGGCGCCAAAATAACGCACTAACAACTACAGAATAATCCATCTGCCTTACCCGTGTTTCTTCAGTACCCTGGTTGTTCTTTAGAACAATGAGGTCTTCAAATTGTGCATGCCAGATAGGGTAGGTTACAGTACACGATGCATTACGGATGCCACCCTGGGAACAACTACGTAAATCGGAGAACCATTTTTTAAGGAATGGGACCATTCCAGTGTGCTTGATTTCTCCGTTACGGATCGGTGCTCCCAGGGGGCGGATTCTTCCAATTTCTAAACCAATGCCTGCTCGCTTGCTGGCATACTTGGCCATCATTTCGCCTGCGGCGAAAATGCTATCCAGAGTATCGTCGCTAGAAATGAGCACACAAGAAGAAAACTGCTTTGTAGTAGTGCCGAGGCCAGCCAACACAGGGGTAGCAAGAGTGAAATGACCGTCGCTTGCACATTCGTAATATTCTTTAACATATTTTAATCTCGCCTCCTTTGGTTCGTTATGAAATGCTGTTGCGGCGGCTACGGCGTAACGTACTTGGGGAGTTTCATAAATCTGCCCGGTAGCTCGATTTTGTACTAGATATTTTTCAGCTAGTTGTGCAATAGCGGCATAGGTATAATTTTCGTCCTTGGCATGATCAATAAACAAGTCAATTATATTCCATTCTTCTTCAGTATACCATTCTAAAAGTTCATGTGTATACATTCCCTCTTTTATATTTTTAGTTACAATATCATATAGGCGGGGAGGCTCGTATTCGCCATATACCTCTTTACGTAACATACTAACTTTTTGTCTGCCTGCTACATATTGATAATTGACATTATTAATTTCTGGATTTTCTGTTTCGTCAATCAAGTCTACCATAGCTTTGAGTAATAACTCATCGATAGTCTTGGTAGTCATACCATCGTGCAATTCTATTTGAGCCTTGATTTCGATCATTGATGGGCTCACACCATCAATACCGCGGCAATCATATGCTACTTGCCTTTGTATTTTTGCTATGTCTAGGGGGACTCTCTTACCGTTTCTTTTTACCACTGTGATCATGTGTCAACCTTATAAGTTAAAGGGGAAAATATCGCTATTAGGATGATATTTACCTGGGACTTCCAATGTCTATAAGGTTTTCTAATAAAAATGAATCGGGGATATCTTGGGCTTTTATACTGTTCCATTTGTCGTAATTGAGTACTGTTTCATCGTCGATGTAGACTAAATTATACAACTTTGTCCTTTCTTGATCAACCAGTGTACGCAATTCGACTTTACTATTGGCGAATTTTTCTGTGAGCTTTAAGGTATAACCGATCATAAGACCTAATGTGAAATCATCATATTTGTTATCTACTATGATTTCCCATGGCGTTGGCCAGCTCTTACGATTATATTGATCTATACGATGGTTATAAGGAATAACAGGAGCCTTGCTCCAAAATTCCGCAACCATCGGTAACGGGTTATCAGAATGGTTTATGCTGTCTCTTAAAGATTTCCATTCCGACAGTCTTTCGTCGGGTGGTTTGTTGAACATTAATAATATTGATTAATCTGATATGTTATTTGGCCGTTGGCCGAATTACCGCTATAGGTTATCCTAATTGTATTAGAAGGATATCCTGCAGAATTTGGGGTGTTATCTAGTGCGGCGCTAAAAACAAGATTACCATCTCCTCCACTAAATTTATAGTTATCGGTGATGTCAGCCACTATATCTTGGGCAACTACTACGTATAAATCACCCCATCGACTTATGCCCGGGCCAGTGAAATGATATTGTATTTTTACGTTAGTAATCAGCGGAGCCTTTGCTAATTTAAGGAACGTTCCGGATGCAGTGCCCGATGCTAACGATAATACTTTTACTTTATTATCAATAATACTTGCATGACCGTTTATAGGCAATATGAATAATGATTGTGTAGTTGTATTGTTTATGTTTATAAATCTAGAGAAAGTATCATTCTCTGATACATTGCCGTACGAATCAAATCTTATTATAGATGTTGCCGTAGTAGGATTAACATCGCCATTGCCGGGAGATACTTTAGAAGAGTTGTTGCCTACATTGGTGTAAAAATTTTGTGAAAGAATGTGATCAGTGTTTACATTAATATATGTGCCAGTTGTAATGTATACTGCTTCTTTTGAAATTATACTGAATACATTTCTTGTAATTCTAGAACGCTTTGGTCCTGTCTGTTGAGCCGCAGCCAGTTCTTCTCCGTAAACAATTCCTCTGTATAAATTTTCAAATTTGTTATTGTCAATAACAGTATCTTCAATATCGTAATTAGATTTAATACCATACGATAAAGTCTCAAATAGACAATTTGTAATTCTTAAATTTTTACTGGTAATTGCGCCAGTTCCTCGTATGTCAATGCCTACATGATTTTTGTTAAGGCCGGACATATAACTAGGGTTGCCGCTATCAAAATAGTTACCTTTAAATTTAACATCATCAATGATTGTATCAACTGCGGCGTCTGCACGTAATAATGGATATGCTGTATCCGGTAATACGGTTGACCCGTATTGAATAGTCATTCCGGACATCTCAATATAACGAGGACTTGTGTTGCTATTAAAATTGGCCACCATAACAGGAGCACCAGGGGTGCTTGTTAAGTCAACAAATTGAAATACTGCTTTACCGGCATCACCTGTATATTCAATAATTGTTTTATCTTTACCTTCTCCAACAATAGAAGCATAAGGTGGAACATAGATTGTTGCAGTAACTTGATAAGTGCCTGCTGGAATTTTTAGTTTTACTCTAGCAACAGGGTTGGTCTTATCTGAATTAAGATATAGTTGATCAAGGGCACGTTGTAACCCGGCGGTAGTAACTACAGTAGTAGCACCACTGATAATTCCAAAATCCATAATACTTACGGATTCGTCCAGTTTCTTTTGAACTGTACGTACTACATCAGAATTACCAAAACCTGTATAAACAGTAACGTTAGTAGTTAATGATTTGTTGCCTGTATAGGTATATGTACTTGTTGTTACGCTGGCTTGAAAAATATTAGGAATATCTAACTCTGTAAGAACTCGAGTGTTCCCAGCTAGAGTTGCCCCATCATTAAGTTGGTTACCGATATAAAGCTCGGGTGTAATTTTATCAGGATCAGTTCCTGCTATTGCCCAGCCAAATTCACCGGTATCTAAAGTAGGCATACCAGTATATCGTGCATCACCTCGACGCACCTGAATTTTTGCAATCTCTACAACGGCCATAAAATATCCCCTATTATGGGATATTTATCCGTTACTTATGATAGTTAAGGTAGTAGTCTTCGACCTTGTTTAACCACAAGTCAGTGTATTTGTTAAATTCGGTGGGCCATAAATCGAACTGTTGATACTGTAAATCTCGAGAACACATAAAGACATGTCCTTCTTGAATATTGGTGCCATAAACCTCATTATGAGCCATAATATAGGCCACTAATTGCAGTTTATAGTCATCAATCCACTCTTCTTTCTTTGGTTTATTGGTCTGTTTATAATCGCATACACTAGGGTTACCTTTGTACACCGCAACCAGGTCTGTAGTGCCACTATATAATCCAGGAAAATACAGACTTTGTTCCATTGCCCAAACTTCGTCGACGTCTACTAGTCCATGCTGAATAATAATGTCTGCCATCTTGTTTGCTTGGACATGCACAGGATTGTTACCTGGTTGTCTTTGTAGACCTGCAATAAATCTTTCAAGATTGGCATGCATTGCTGTTCCAACGCCTGCTGCCTCAGTAGTAATTTGGCGTGCCTTTTCTTCACCGACTCGTTTCTTCCATTCATTTAAATGGGTCATATCCTTTGTTGCTGAAAGGATAGTTGTAACGCTAGGTGTTTTTTCTCCGTCTGGAGTAAGATAAACTCGTTTACGAGTTACAGGGTCGTTAACCTGTTGACAGTTTTTATATTGTATTTTTTCAACAAATGGTGGTGGTAAGAGTTCAATCATAACTGTAATTATACAGTCTTAAATTTGCAAAAGCAAACTCTGATACTTATTGTGGATTAAATTTGGATTTATAATTGGCAGCTCGTTGTGCCATTTGATCAACACTTTTACCGTTTGGAACATCTATAGGTTCTTGTTCTTTTGGTTCCGGCTCTTTGCGTGTTCCTAAAACTACTTCGTCTTCGTTATAATTTCTAACCAATGCCTGTAATTCTTCATTGCGTTGATATATCTCGTCAAATACTGAATAATCAATTTTGACAAAATCTAACAAATTACTTAATGCTTCGTACGAATACACTTGTGAGGTGTGACCTGCGTCACCTTGCCCCACAAGGTTTCTTATTACTGTTACAAGGTCATCTTCAAAATGACTTGCTACTTCAAACAATCTCATCTTGCTAGTTTGCTCATGATGCTGTGGCTTTCAGCAATCTTACGAATTTTTGCAAACTGACGGCTTTCTCTAGTAAGACGTCCACCTGAGGCAGCATCACTAGCATCCAACCCATCTCCAGCATTCATAGTATCAGGAGCAACTTCACCTGGAACTTCTGCACCAGTGTCGACATCCATGCCTGGCTCCATACCCTGATCCATACCTGCGTTTGGATCCATTCCCATTGTGGCGGTATCTGTAGCTTCACCGGCTAGTACAGCAACCGCGTGGCTAATTGCTTCACGTTGTGTTGTTAGTGTTTCTAACGAGGCAGCTAGTGCCGGAGCAACTGCATTTTTAAATGCTTCGCTTTCTGCTTGACCAAATTCTCCACGGATACTATCGGCTAGTTCAATCATGCTCTTTGTTTGATATTGACCAATACGTTGCATCCATGTTGTATAATCATTTACCATATCACTTGCGGCAGTAATTGCTTTTGCTTTACCTTCTTCGTCTTCAGTGATCAAGTAACGTAGGCTTTCATTTACTAGACGAACATGTAAACGGAAAATATCTTCTTTAACTTTTTTCTTTGCTTTCTTTTCTGCGGCATCATCGCTAGGACCTGACAGTTGATCAGTCTTACGTGTGACACGTTGTGCCGGATGTTTCTTTCCACTTTTGTCAGTCCAGGTTGTTGATGTTTTATCAAACTTGCCTGTTTCTTCTTTAACCTTGCCACCTTTAGCGTCCTTGCCTAGTCGCCCAGCAATAACGTCACCCCTGGTAACCTTATCGTATGGCTTGGCATTGTTTGCTAGATTGCCGTCGCCTTTTTTAGCTTCGTTTGTTTTATTCATGTTGGTTTCCTCAATGCCTTCTTCGGCTTTTTTCTTTTTCTTTGGATGTTTGATATGGGCCCATGCAATGGCTTCTGCATCGTCTTTAGACTTACCCTTCTTCATCATACTCTTGGTGATGTGTGCAGCCTGCCTATCAACTTTTGCACCCTCGCCTAGCATTTCTTTTATTTTTGTATTTAAAAGCTCAAGCATTTGCTTATCTTTTTGATGGTTTTCATCGTTAAGAAGATCGTTAAATCTTGCAGTGCTTTCAGTTTGATGAATTTTAGTACGTAATAGATTACGATACTTTTCTAATTCTTCTCGGTCATAGTTTTCTAATCTTACTTTAGTACCAAAGGTCTTATAGAGCCTTTCGTTAAGTTGTTCAGATGTTAAACTAATGGTAAAATCTTGTGTTTTCATGTCAGTTCCAAAGATATAATGTTATTATTTAGTTTAGTCTACGAAGTTTTTCAAAGCTAGACATGATGGTCTTCTTTGCAGTCTCAACTTTAAAATGTGCTATCTTACTGCGTGTAAACAACATGTCTGCTCTATCTATGTTGTTATTTTTTAAACTACGTACAGCATTTTTCTTGTAGAGTTGTTCTTCAAATAACTTAAATCCGTACTCTCGATCCGCATTGTAAATTTCAAGGTCTAGCCATTTTCCCAATGCTAATCCATTAGCCAACACTGCCGCAGTTTGTGGAAGATTGATTTTATCTGCAAGGATGTCTCCTTTAAAATCAACAATTTTATAAAATCCATTACTTGCTTTTAAAATTTTAAATCGATCAATATTAATTGATCCGTCTTTATTTTGTCTAGGGATGGCAACTCCCTTTTTAGCCAATTCTGCTTTAACAGAATTTACAACTAATTTAAAATTTTTATAAATGTGATCTGAGGTAGAAAGCATTTTTTACTTTGATTAACTTTTGTCCGTCATCGTTACTTATTTCATAAATGCCTTTACGAACAAGGTTTTGAGCAAGCCAAACTGCATGTTCATCGAGACTTAATAAGTTAACGTGTTCGCCGTGAGACTGAATGAAATGTTTTTCTTCGTTATTCAAAGCAATCGCTGTAGAGTTTAAAAGTTGTGATATTTTCATCTTGTTAAATCATTAGGGTCTACAACGACAGGAAATCCTAAAATTTGTGTAGTATCAAGTTTAACACCTTTCTGACCTGCAGGTGTTTGCATTACTTTGATATTTCCATATTTAGGATCTTTAATAATGGTGCCAGGTAATGGAAGTTTACCTTTAGCAACCGTTTGTGTGCCTTGTTGGCTTTGTTGTGGTTGATTAGGATCAACTGGCTCATTAGGATCTTGATCTTGATCAGATGGTTGACTTGATCCTGCTAGAGCATTTGCTGTTTGATTAAATCCTGTTGATTGTAATCCTTTAAGGGCGGCGCCTTTAACTAGACTATCAGTTGGATCCATCCCCATGCCTTTTTTAAACCCTTGGGCAATTCCACCTAATAGGTTTGGACCAGCTAGTTTAGGTTTTGGTTTACCAATTGCACCTAAATTAGCAAGATTTTGTTGTGCGGTGGGCGCACCTAAACTAGGGGCTTCTGATAGTAGCTCGTAAATTTTCATGATATGAAAGTTTTAATTGAATCTAGATGAGAGAGCACAAATGCAACTGCTACAGCACCGCCGGTAACAAGATAGATCCATTTGTTTTTAAATTTTTCAACTTCACTTAATTTTTTAGCAAGTTCTGCGTGTTGTGAACAACTAGCATCATACATTGTTTTTAACTGTAGTTTAATATCTTCGTGATTTACCTTCACGTCTGACTTAATATCATCAATCTTTTCGGCTAAATTTATTACCTGTGTTTCAACAACACTTATTCGTTCTACCGCTGAAGGCATAAAGCACATCTCCTTATTTTTTTTTAGGTTTCGTCTCCGTGAATTGAGCCTTGATGTGCCTTGATGAGTGTATTTTTAAATTGTTGGTCGTGTATTAAGAACACAGCCTTTGCTATATTTATCGTTTCGGTTAAATTTCCAATTACTGGAACGTTATCCAGATCTTGTTCTAGAAACCCGACTGGGTTATCATCTTGAAGATACACGTTGACTCTATCTGTGGTAAATTTAAAGGTCCAAACATTATGTTTACCTTTATATGCTTTACCAAATCCCAGTTCTTTAATATCAATATTTTCTACTACTGAGTTATTCTCATAATAAATGATAGATCTTAACCCTAGACATTGTAATAGTGTTGTCCAATTTTTAAATTGGTTATGTTCGAACTCTTGTCCAGCCAATGACCTAGCTTTATTAGTATTAGTAATGTCGATAAGAGTTTTAATTTCAATAGTTTCCATAATATACCTACTTTACGATATTTATGGTCAAAAGAAAAGGGAGTTAAAAAACTCCCTTGTCTATAACTTAATTAAAAATTAAGATACGTTAGCGGCCAACATGCCAGGTACAACAACAGTTGTTGTGATACTTGTGCCAGCATCTAGAACAGCCTTAACACGCTCTGCAACTGTTGGTGATGCATCTGTGTCATAAGCAGGTCCTGTTGGTTGTGCTGTAGCACCGTCAACTGCAACAATAAAGCCACCATCAGCACGTGGGCCAATGTAGACTAATGTAGCAACTGTTTGAATGATACGTAGACTCTTGCTCCAGTTACCTTCTGTGATAGCAGTACCGCTACCACCTGTGTCAGCAGTTCCAATATTAGAACCAGTGATCTTTAGGAACGTTTGTTGATATCCGCCGTGTAGTGTTTCTGCTACTGGGCCACCGTTTACTCTTGAAATTCCAGCCATTTTAATTCTCCTTGTTTTGGCACCTTGAACAAACTCTTGTTCAAGGCTAATGTGCAATTATTTAGTCCAAATAGAAAAAAAGCGGTAATACCGACTAAAAATTAGTCGTCTTTAAGATCGCCTTCTATGAGCTTAAGGCCTTTGGCTGTTTCTTTATTATCTCGTAGTTTACGTATACTGCGAGTAAATTTAGTAGGATCACTAGATTTGATAGAATTCACAAACCTACGCTCTAGTTCGTATGCTATTTCAGGATCAAAGTTTTCTTTAATAAGTTCTAAAAGATTAATTGCACTGTTAATAACATGCGTAGCACGAGATTCAATAACCAACTCGCTATCTCGTTTAACTGCAATTGAATTTAGCTCTTCTAAAAGGCTTTTAGTTTTACGTTGCACCTGTGAATTCCTTTGTAATATTTATTATATATTAAGATCAAGTATAACATATATTTTGATTAATTAAAAGATTGTTTTTTGTTGCGGTGCCGCATATACTAGTATAAATACTCAGTAGAAACCATGAGTAGCTACACACATACAGAGGATTACACAGAATGAAAATCGTATCAAATTTCATGCTAGGGCTTATGGAACGCCTAGCTGAAATGTTTCCAGGCAGTTCTTATCAAAGCCGACTAGATTCATATCTAGCAACCAAAGGCATTACCGATGCCGCACAACTCGAAAATTATCTGCGCGAGTTTAACTATTCCCATAAGGAGAAATTTCTATGAAACAATTTTTTAAAACATTAATCGAAGTGATTAAAGAAGTACAGCAGGCACGTGCCGCCGCTGTGGTCAAAGGTCAACATTGGGTATAATTTATTAAAGATATAATCAAAAATACTTGATATATTTCTAAAAGAGATATATAATAGTATATCAGCGAAATTGAAGTAGCTGTTATAACAGACATACACACAAAGGAGAATACTATGTCAAATTTTGAAACACCAAAACTACCAGAAGTAAAATTTAACAAGAACGGTTATGAAATCCGTGCTGACATTCTAGGGATGGCTAAAAGTCTAGTACAAGACGACTTCCATGCTAAATTCCAAGGATGGGAATTGACTGCTACTCGTGATGAGAAGACTGGTCAGATCGTAAGTACAGTTCAAATGCCAGAGTTTCCAGGACTTGAAAAAGTACTAGAAACAGCAGAAAAAATGTATGGCTTTGTTAATCAAGGCGTTGCATCTGCTACAAAACCTACGGTGAAAAAATAATAATAATAATATTAGTGCGTAGCACAATTATATAATATAAGAAAGGGCGGTTATCCGCCCTTTCACTTTGACAATACTAAATCAATATCATTAATTGAAAGGTATTGTGGATTCTTTTTATTAAAATGCCTCATAATAACGCCAGCTAGTTCATGTGCTTGATTTTCTTCTGGGCTACCTGTATCACCGCTATGCGGACCTAATTCGTTATTCATATCTTGTCTATAATGAACTAACTCGTGAGCAAGTGTTCTTAAGATATCGATTGGGTGTCTATTTGTAATTGCTAGAGTAATGTTTTTTTTACTATTATCGTAACGGCCAAACGTAGGTTGATCACTGTCATCTACTTTTACTACTAATTTAATTTCTGGAAATTTTTCTAATTTTAATTCTTCTTTAGCTAAAGGTAAAAAATCCTCTAACATGTCGATTAGATTAAATTTTTTGTCAGTGGATTCTGTTAAGAGTTCTAGTACCTTCATAAACTGTATTTAGTGCTCACTTTTGATTTTCAGGGTAGCGAATCCGTTAATCAGGCCAGCAGCCGGCCACATAACCCCAAACGGTCCCAGGGTATGTTCTTAAATCTCTTCAATTATTTATTATGGTAATAATCTCTTGTACAATTGAACAATTGCCTCAGCTGTTGGGCCAAGGTAGTCGTTGTTGGCAATTGCAAAATCAATATCAGAAATCCAGAACATGCGTAGTTCTAATTCTGAATTTTTTTCTATTTCTACTTCCAATGGATAAAAGGTCATGTGATCAATTATTGGAATTTTAGGATATGCAATTAACCTGCCATCTTCATTATTCCAAATCCAACGATGATGCATTGTTCCCCTAAAATGACCTTCTCGTCTTTGTAATTCGTTATATTTGCTCGGAACTGCAATAAATCCTTGCTCTGCAATTTTTGGTAACATATCTATAACTAGCATAGGGTTTGCTAGATCTTCAAGGGTATGTGTACAATTTGCAAAACTAAATTTTCCGTGTTGTTCTACATATTCTAAAATAGGAAGCCAATCTTCATACTTGTTCATGTTACCTATAAATCCATGAACTCCTTCCATTTCTGTAGGTATAATATCAAATGTGTGAGTGAGATACTCTCTATTAAATGCGTTATGACTTGCACCTATATCAATAAGGCTAAATTGTTCTCCGCGAGCAATTTTAAGCTCATCGACTGCACGAATTACTTCGTGCCGTATATGCCAAGGCCACTCTTGAGTATCTCTAGGTGATAGATAAATTTGTTGTGCCATTATTCTACTCTAAATGTCCAAGATCCTATATGATCACAAAGGATAGAAGTGTCTGCCCAAATTTCAAATCCTTTTTCTTTTGCCTTAAGGAAGAAATATACATCTTCACTAATAGTGTTAGCGTGATCTAATGCACTCTTGTAGATAAAATGTGGATATTCTATACCTGTGAAAACATATTTTTTAATAAGGCAACATCCAAATCCTGCGCTATCAACTTTTACAAGACCTTTTCCTTTTAATTCTGCCCAAGGTACATGGGTTACTCCTCCCAAATTATTTGACTTCATAACTTCAATACAGTGCTTTCCTGGAATACGTTGAATGTATAATCCAGTGACCATATCTTTATTGTGATTTAACATTTTCTTAAGAGTATCTCTTGGAAATGCAATGTCGGCATCAACTGCAAAAAGATAATCATACGGGCCTTTTATCATCCAGTCAGCAATTAGATTACGAACCTGTTCGACTTGGTATCCATAAAAGTATTGGAAATGTGTTTCATATCCATCTGGAACTTCTAAATCGTAGATACTCTTAAATGTTTCTGCTTCAATTAAATTTTTTGCAGGAATAGCAATAAGAATATGTTTTTTAGGACCAACTGGAGGCGCTGGTTCCATTACAGACAAATCAAGTTTACTTGGTTGTGTCTTTTTTCTATCTGGTATATTTTGGAATGGTTTCATTTTCTTTGTTAAAATTTTATTTGCTGTTACATTTTGTTCTGTTCCGTTTACTTTGTAATCATTTAACGGACTAGCATCATTGTAGTTATAGATAATGTCGGCATTGACAAAAATTCTATCAGGGTCACAATTTTCTAAAGGAAGATAGAACGTTGAGTTATCACCGCCGGCCTTAAACCAATTTCCATTTTCATCTTTAAATGCTTCTTCGGGTATATCTTTAATAAGGAATGCTTTATACGTCCTTAAATGAGTATAAGGCATGTTCCAATTAAATTTATAATTTCTATAATCACCTGCTTCTTTTATTTCAGGAGGATATGGTTGACTGATTAACGGAATGTTATCAATTACACTCCAGCAACTCCCATAGACAAAGTCAGCATCTTCGTGCAACTCGTTATAGTAGGTAAAAGTATCGTTTCTATTAGTAAGGCAGTCATCGCCGTCTAACAACATAATAATTGTATCGTCGGAAAAATTCTGTTGTTTAATAGTAGTAATCTGATTGGCAACTGCACTACCATTACGTGTGTGATTTTTAATCAGCACAAACTTTTTGCGTAGATTTTCTGGTAATTTATTAATTTCAGTTAATGCTACACTAAAACCATCATCACTAGAACAATCGTCTATAA